CACCATTGCCAAGCCATGACCGACCCACAACTTCTGCGGCTGATCAGCTCTGCCCGGTTCGAGCTTCCGTTGGTCATCGCCAAGCGCGCCGGCCGGCGTTCCGTCAATGCTCAGCTCGGCCGGCTCAACCGCTCCGGCGTCGTCGAGCGAGTGCCTGGCCCGCGCTGCTTCATGTACCGATCACGGCAGGCGGGGCTTGTATGAGCGTCGTCCTTCGCCCTTACCAAAACACGCTTGTCGAGCGCACGCGCGCCAACTTCATCGTCGGCCGCAAGCGCCAGCTCCTGGTGCTGCCGACGGGTGGCGGCAAGACAGTATGCTTTTCCTACATGGCCGGCGCGGCGATGGGCAAAGGCCTGACGGTCTGGATCCTGGCGCACCGGGTCGAGCTGCTCGAGCAGATCTCCAAGACGCTCACCGACTTCGGCATCAAGCACGGCATGATCGCGCCGGGGTTCCTGGGCGACCGTCGGCAGCAGGTGCAGGTCGCTTCGGTGTTCACGCTTGCGCGCCGGCTCGATCGCTACGCTGCGCCCGATCTCATCATCGTGGACGAGGCGCATCACGCAATCAGCAAGAGCACGTGGGGCACGGTGATCAACACCTTCCCCAAGGCGCGGCTGCTCGGCGTCACGGCCACACCGATCCGGTTGTCGGGCGAGGGCTTGGGCGACCTGTTCGAGTGCATGGTGCAGGGGCCCACCGTGTCCGACCTCATCGAGCAGGGCGCGTTGTCGCCTTACCGCCTGTTCGCTCCGGCCGGCGTCGATCTCACGGGCGTGCATTCCAAGATGGGCGACTTCGTGCGCGGCGAGCTGGCTGACGCGATGAACAAGCGCTCCATCACCGGCGATGCGGTCACCCACTACAACAAGCTGGCCGCGGGCAAGCGCGCGATTGCCTTCTGCGTCAGCGTCGAGCACGCCGAGCACGTCGCCGCTCAGTTCCGCGAGGCTGGGATCCCGGCTGCCTCGATCGATGGCGGCATGGACAAGGCGCTGCGCAAGTCGGTGCTGGCCTCGTTCACGTCCGGCGATCTGCGTGTGCTGACCTCTTGTGACCTGGTGTCCGAGGGCTTCGATGTGCCGTCGATCGAATGCGCCATCTTGCTGCGTCCTACGCAGAGCCTGGGTCTTTACCTACAGCAGGTCGGTCGCGCGCTGCGCCTGTTCCCTGGCAAGACCGAGGCGATCATCCTTGACCATGCTGGCAACGTGAAGCGCCACGGGCTGCCCGACGAGGATCGCATCTGGTCGCTGGACGGCAAGTCCAAGAAGCGCGCCAGCAAGCCATCCGAGGTGCCGGTCAAGACCTGCCCGAAGTGCTTTGCCACGGTTGCGTCGGCGTCCACCCACTGCCTGTGCGGCCACGAGTTCGAGGTGGTGGCTCGGGTGATTGAGCACGTCGAAGGGAATCTTGAAGAGGTCAACGTCGAGCAGGCCAGGCGCGAGGCGCGGGCTGTTCAGGGTCGCGCTCAGACTGAGGCTGACCTGGTTGAACTAGGCAAGTCACGCGGCATGAAACGTCCAGAGCTTTGGGCGCGCCATGTCATCCGAGCACGTCATTCAAAGGAGGCACGAGCATGAAACACCAGACCCACATGAGTGAAGACGCCCTGATAACGGCGGTGCTGCTGTCGAGCTACGGACTGGCCTGGCTGATGATCGGTGTGACGGCTGGCTGGTTGTTGTGGGCGACATGAGGCCTGGCGAGCGCGAGGTTGCGCTGTTCGATGGCCGCATGGCGTCGAACTACTCCGAGGGGTTCCGGGCTGAGTGTGAAGCCCGGCACGTCTTGGCAATGCCCAACATCCACCTGCGCCGGCTCTATCTGGCCGATGTGGCAAAGCGGCGAGGGGAGGTGGCCGGCAAGGCGCTTGCTGATCTGGTTCGCCTGGTCTGGGCGCATAATCGCAAGCCATGACTGCCGCCACCGACCTTTCCAACTCCATCCGGCTTGCCCTGTCTGCGGAGGGCCACTTCATCTGCCGCGCCAACGTCGGCAAGTTCAAGATGCACGACGGCCGCTGGTTCGACACCGGCCTGCCCAAGGGCTTCTCGGATCTGTTCGGCAATCGCTCCGGCGATGCGAGGGCGTTCTACATCGAGGTGAAGGCTGGCCGCGATCGCTTGCGGCCGGAGCAGGAGGTCTTTCTCGACGCCATGCGCAGTCGCGGGGCAATCGCAGGCGTTGCCCGGTCGGTTGAGGACGCGCTCAAGCTGTTGAGATAATCGCATCAAACAATGCTATGATCGCGACGTGCTGGCTAGGGTAGCTCCCGAAGAGGCGATTCATCACCGCTCTGCCTTCACCTTACTTTTTGTGATGCTGCTCCTGATGAAAGCCGTTTATGAACCACATTGAAGCCTTCCGCGACGCGATCGCCGCGGCAGGGCTCACACCACCCGTCGATATCATTGGCGACGGCGTAATCCACCGATTCAGCTCCAACGGCCGGCCTCGCGACGAGAGCGGTTGGTACAAATTCTTTGACGACGATCGCCCTGTCGGTGTGTTCGGCTGCTGGCGCACTGACCTGTCCGTGACCTGGAAGAGCGACGCACCGCGCCAGGAGTTTTCGGCCGAGGAAAAGGCTGCCTGGAAGCAGCGCATGCAGCAGGTCGAGGCCGATCGCCTGGCTGAGCGCCTTGCTGCCACCCAGCAGGCTGCCGCCACCGCTGCCGAAATGTGGGAGCGTTCTGCGCCCGGCGACCATCCCTACCTCGACCGCAAGGACATCGGCTGCATCGGCGCTCGCGTTCTCGGCGACGAGCTGCTCATCCCCATGAAGCACTCGGCAAAGGAGCTGGTCGGCCTGCAGCGCATCCTCGCCGATGGTGGCAAGTTCTTCATCAAAGGCTCGCCGCTGGCTGGCGCTTACTGCACGCTGGGCACGCCAACCAAGACCGGCACCATCGTCATTGTCGAGGGCTACGCTACCGGCGTCACCGTCCACATGGCGACGGGCTACTGCGTGGTGGTCGCCTTCAACGCAGGCAATCTGTCGGCCGTGGCCGCGAAGATCTGCAAGGCGCTGCCGACAGCCAACATCATCATTGGTGCCGACGACGACGCGTTTACCGATGGCAATCCCGGCATGACGGCTGCGGCTGCCACTGGCCTGGGCATCTGCCGTCCGACCTGGTCGTCCGATCGCGGGCGCGGTACCGACTTCAACGATCTGCACATTGCAGAAGGCCTCGATGCCGTTCGTGCATGTTTCGCTCAACCGGATACACTGCGATCACCGGGCGCTGTATCCGATAAGCAGTCCATCAAGCCGGCTAGTGATGGGGGTGGCCAACCACCTGAAAACTCCGGCAGCAGCGGGCTTGCCGCCACTTTTTCGGAGGTCGACGCTGCCGTCCAGCATGAGTCTGCCCACCCGGTAATTCTGCCGGGGGGCGGCTCGGACGTTGTGGTCGCTGGCGCTGCGCCGTTGGTCGACTACCATTCCTGGCTCGCCGATGTGAACGACAAGGGCAAGCCTTTGTCGACGATCGAGAACGTGGCCGAGGTCTGTGCCCGGCTCGGCATCATCGTGCGCTACAACGTGATCAGCAAAGAAGAGGAGATCCTGGTACCGGGTGCCGGCTTCTCTCTGGATAATAAGCAGAACGCCAGCCTGGCCTGGCTGATCTCGGAGTGCGCGAAGTTTCGCATGCCAGTCGATCGCGTGCCTGATTTCATTACCTACCTGGGCGACCAGAACCTTTTCAATCCCGTGGCGCAGTGGATCAGCTCGACACCGTGGGACGGCAAAGACCGCCTGTCGGAGCTGATCGCCACCGTGCATGCCACGGGCGAGGCTCACGACCCACGCATCGGGGCCATGAAGCGTGCGTTCATCACGCGCTGGATGATCTCCGCGATCGCCGGAGCCTTCCGTCCCAATGGAGTCTCGGCGCATGGCGTGCTGGTGTTCCAGGGCGCGCAGTACGTCGGCAAGACCAAATGGTTCAAGCAGTTGGTGCCGCATCACCTGGACGTGCTCAAGGACGGCATGCTGCTGCGCCCTGATGACCGCGACAGCGTCATGAAGTGCGTCTCGAACTGGCTGGTGGAGTTGGGCGAGATCGATGCCACCTTCCGCAAGTCTGACGTCGCTGCGCTCAAGTCCTTCCTGACCTCCGACCGCGATGTCCTGCGCCGCGCCTATGCCCGCAAGGAGTCGACCTTTGCCCGGCGCACCGTCTTCTTCGCGTCGGTCAATCCCAAGAACTACCTGCACGACGAGACGGGAAATCGCCGCTACTGGACGATCGAGTGCGAGCGACTGGATCACAGCCACGGCATCGATATGCAGCAGTGCTGGGCTCAGGTGCACAGCCTCTGGGAAGGCGGCGAGACGTGGTTCCTTGAGCCCGCTGAGATGGAACTGCTCAACGAGCACAACAAGGACTTCGAGGTCATCGACCCGATCGAGGAGCTGATCAGCAGCGGCCTGCGCTGGAATGATGACAATTTCAACTGGTCTTGGCGCACCGCCACCGACGTCCTGTCCTCGCTTGGTCGGCCAAACAGCACCAAGTCGGACGTGACCAAGGCCGGCACGATCATCCGGTCGTTGAATGGTGGCCGTGCAAAGCGCACGGGCCAGTCGCGGATGCTGATGGTTCCTGACACCTTCCGTACACCTCTAAACTGAGGCGTCACAGCTTATGTCGTTGATTTCAAAAGGAAAATGTCACTATGACACCTATGACACCTCTTATAGTAGTAGTAGTAGTAAAAGGGGGAAAAGCCCATACGCGAGGCCCACGAGGAATTTACCCGCTATATGGAAATGCTTGTCACTGTGTCATCGGGTGTCATTCGCACCCCCTGTTGCGAAAATCGCACTAGAAAGGTAATATCCTCATCATGAACTTCCTCATCGAATTCCTCACCTGCATCGGCTGGACGGCTGTTTGCCTCGGCATTTGGTACATCACGCTGCGTGTGGCTGGGCGCTGATCATGTCGACCACGTCCTCTCCTGCCATCGGCGTCTATGCTGTTCGTCCCATTGCGGGCCTGCAGCCGTATGAGAAAAACGCACGCACCCATTCCACCGCTCAGGTCGAGCAGCTCTGCCGGTCGATCAAGGAGTACGGGTTTACCAATCCGCTGCTGATCGACGAGCAATCCCGCATCATTGCCGGTCACGGTCGTCTACAAGCGGCCCTGGCGCTGCGCATGACCGAGGTGCCTTGTGTCCTGGTCACCGGCCTGTCCGAAGCCCAGCGGCGCGCTCTCATCCTGGCCGACAACAAAATCGCGCTCAACTCGGGCTGGGACGTCAAGCTGCTGGCCGAAGAGCTGGCTGAGCTGAAGCTCGAAGGCTACGACCTCACGCTCACCGGCTTCTCGCTCGAGGAGATCGACGGGCTCACGCCTGTGCTCGTGCCTGAGAACGATCCCGATGATGTCGGTGATCTGCCGGCTGAGCCCAAGACCAAGCTCGGCGACGTCTATGTCCTTGGCCCGCATCGGCTGGTCTGCGGCGACTCGACCTCGATCGAAAACCTTGACCGTCTCATGCGTGGCGAGCTGGCCGATATGTGCTGGACTGACCCGCCTTACAACGTCGCCTATGAAACCAAGGCCGGCAAGATTGCCAACGACGACCTGTCCGACAAGGAGTTTCGCGATTTCCTGTCAGGCGCCTATGGCTGTGCTTACGCTGCGCTCAAACCGGGCGGCGCGATCTATGTGGCCCATGCCGATACCGAAGGCCTCAACTTCCGCGCGACCTTCACGGGTGCTGGCTTCAAGCTGTCCGGCTGCCTGGTCTGGCGCAAGGACTCGCTGGTGCTCGGCCGTTCGGACTACCAGTGGCAGCACGAGCCGATCCTGTACGGATGGAAACCCGGCAGCGCGCATCGCTGGTACGGCGGTCGCAAGCTCACGACCCTGATCGACCTCAACCAGAACAGCTCGCCCTTCAAGCGCCGCGACGATGGCAAGTACGAGATCCGGCTTGGCGACACAGTCATGGTCATCGATGGCACGGCCACGATCGAGGAGCTGGTGCCGTCGATCATCAACGAGCCGAAGCCGAAGCGATCCGACGGCCATCCGACCATGAAGCCTGTGGCTCTGATCGAGCGCATGCTTCGCAACAATGCCCGGCCTGGCGACATCGTGCTCGACCTGTTCGGCGGCTCTGGTTCGACCCTGATCGCTGCTGAGCGGCTTGGCATGTGTGCCCGGCTGTCTGAGTTGGATCCAGGCTACTGCGACGTCATCGTGGCGCGCTACGAGGCCTACACCGGCCGTAAAGCAGTACTGGAGGCCGCTGATGGTTGCTGAAATCCGAAAACCTAAAAAGGAAATGCCTGTTCGCAAGGGGCCAGGCGGGCCTCGGGCTAACTCTGGCGGTGCTCGCGCGGGTGCTGGTCGGCCTGGTCTTGCGCCGTCCGACTCTGACCGCAAGCAGGTTGAGGCCATGTCCGGCTATGGCGTTCCGATCGAGCAGATCGCGGCTGTCACGATGGGCGGCATCGGCTTGGAGGCGCTCTACAACCATTTCCGCGAGGAGCTGGTCGCTGGCAAAGCGAAGATCAACGCCAAGATCGGGCAGACCCTGGCGCAGAAGGCTCTCGGGGGCGACACCGCGGCGATGATTTGGTGGTCGAAGTCTCGCATGGGCTTCAAGGAAAAGGTCGAGCTGGAGCACAGCGGCGCGAATGGCGGGCCGATCCAGTCCGAGGCTCGCGTCATTCTCGAACCGTCCGAGGCCTACAAGCGCCTGATCGGCGGCGGCTGATGACGTCTTTGGCCGCTTTCAACTGGCGCACGCCGGACTACCGGCCGATCTGGACGAGCCGCATCGAGCGCCTTGAGCGCCTGCGTCGCGATCCTGCTGTGCTGGTGGGCATCAAAGCGTTCTATGCCGACCACCCGGTCGAGTTCATCAACGACTGGCTGTGCACGTTCGACCCGCGAAACGTCGAGCGCGGCATCGAGGCGGTCACTCCGTTCTTGCTGTTTCCAAAGCAGGCCGAGTTTGTCGACTGGATCGTGGCTCGCTGGCGGGCCCGTGAGGATGGCCTGGTCGAGAAGTCTCGCGACATGGGCGTGTCCTGGCTCTGCGTGGCGATCGGCGTGTGGATGTGGCTGTTCCACCCTGGCACCGTCATCGGCTTTGGCTCCCGCAAGGAGGAATACGTCGACAAGCTCGGCGACCCGAAGTCCTTGTTCTGGAAGATCCGCGAGTCGGTGAACCTGCTGCCTGTCGAGTTGCGGCCTCACGGCTACAGCGAGCGGGCTCATGCGCCTTCGATGCGCATCATCAACCCAGTGAGCGGCTCGACCATCATCGGCGAGGCCGGCGACAACATCGGCCGCGG